CCGTGCCGTCGGTCAGGCGCAGCGCGCCCGCGGCGGTGCCGGGCAGCGCCAGCGTGATCCAGCCGGTGCCGGTGGACACGACCAGTGCCGCCCGGCCCGGCCCCAGCGCCGCCGTCGTCGCCCCGTCAATCTGGTCGCCGCCCGAGGGCGTCAGGGTGATCGTGCCGGTGCCCCTGTTCGCGGCAACGAACGCAAACCCCGCCCCCAGCGTGGCCGCGCCCCCCAGCGTCAGAGCCCAGGTGCCGGTGCAGGCGATCACGCGCCCGCGGTCGGCCGCCGCGATGCTCCGCGCGGACGATGCCGCGGCATGGCCCGAGACGAGCGCGCCGAGGACGCCCAGCACCGCCGCCGCGTCCGGTGCCGTGCCCATCGCCTCGGCGATGAAGTCGCGCAGCTGCACCAGCGCGTCCGACAGGGTCTGCGCGTCCATCGGCTCCTGCTGAAACGTCGAAGCCGTGGGCAAGGTGGTCATGCGGGGTCTCCCAGGTAGGTCCAGACGGTGTCGCCGAGGGTCTGCCAGACGGTCTGGCCGCGGCGCCGGGTCCAGACGTATTCGAGCGCGGCGTCCTCGCGCGTGCGCCAGACAATGGGCCGGGCGACGCCGGCCTGCGTCTCGGCCCAGGGGCCTGCGCTGCGGCCGATCGCGCGGACGCGGAAGCGGGTGCGCGGCCCGTAGGGCGGGCGCAGGGTGACGCTGGCAGCCGCCGTCTCGGCCGCGCGGGTCCAGCCGGCGGCGCTGACGGTGCGGATGCCGCCCTCGGCCATCTCGACCTCGTAATGCGTGGCTCCGGGCGCCGGCGCCCAGGCGAGGAAGGCGACCGCGTCGGGCGACAGCACGACCGTGAGCCCCGTCACCACCGGGGCGTCGGGCAGGCGCGGCAGGGCGCCCGTGCGCAGGGGCGGCGGCACGGCGCCGGTTTCGGCCGCGTGCACGGCCGGGTCCTCGATCACCGCCTCGATCTCGACCGTCACCGCGTCGCGCGGGCGCACCGCCGCCACCTTGGCCAGCGCCGCCCAGGCGTTGGCGCGGCCGAAGGCGACCATGGTGCGCAGCCGCCCCTGCCCGGTATCGGGGGTGATGCCGGGATCGTCCGCGAGGATCGCTTCGCGGTCGCTCGCGCCGCGGCTCGCAGGCACAGGCCCGGCCAGCGCGCCGTCGCGGCGGCGCAGGCCGATCACGTGGCCCGACCCCGACCAGTCGAGCGGCTCGGAAAGCGTCAGCCGCCGCGCGGCGCTGTCCCAGGCCACCGCCTCGGCCTGCGCACCCCAGCCGACAAGGTCGTGCTGCAGCGCGATCAGGTCGCCCGGCGCGGGGATGAAGCCCTCCATCTCGGTGGCGAAGCGCACGACCCGGCGGCGGTAGCGGTTCGCGGCGGCCTGGTAGAGGCCCTCGCGCAGCGCATGCGCCCGCCCCGTCACCCCGTCGAGCCGCAGCGTCGCGGGCCGGGCGCCGGTACTGCCGGGCAGGCGGGCGATCACGCGCTCGGGCTGCCAGGTCTGCGCGTCGAGATAGCTCACCTCGACCGCGTCGGCGGTGCCCGTGCCCGGCATCAGCCAGTCGATCCCGAACGACCCTTCGACGATGTTGCGCTGCGAAAAAAGGGCGACCGGAATCGTCTCGGGTCCGTCGCGCACCACGCGCAGCCGCCCGCCCTGCATCAGGACGCGCGCCCGGCCGGTCAGCGCCACCCGCGCCGCCGCATCCCACCAGCCGCTCGCCTCGGTCAGGCGGATGTCGCAAAGATCGCCCCGCCCGGTCCAGAGCGCGTCGAGCGCGAGAAGGCCCGCAAGGTCGATCTGCGCGTCCGGCAGGCCCGGACCGTAGTCCGCGTTGCGCGCCATGTCCGCCAGCGCCCAGGCGATGCGCCGCGTCGGCTGCGGCGCGGTCCAGCCGCTGCCCGTCCAGACCGGCAGCTTGCGGGTGGCGGTCACATGGACCTGCCGCGAGGCCTGGCGCGCGAGGTTTCCGGTGGCGCGGAACCGCATCGCAATCAGCGTGACCGCCGGCCAGTCCTGCGCCTCGGTCAGGTAGCCCCGGAGGCCGCCCCAGGCAACGTCATGGGCGTCGGTGTCGACGGTGGATCGGACGTCGGTGCGCCAGGCGCGGACCGCCCAGCGGCCCGGCGCGGGCAGCGTGTAGCGGTACGACCGGCGCTGCGGCGTGCGCGTCTTGTCGCGCAGCGTCTCCTCGCCCAGCAGGATCCAGTCGCCGAGCGGCGCGCCGGAATCGTCGATCCGCCGCGCCTCAAAACCCACCGTCGTCGCCAGTTCGGCCAGCCGCCCCTGTCCGTCGGTCGCGTACAGGCCGCCCGGCCAGACGAGATCGACCCCGACGGCGGTCGCCGTCGTGCCCGGGGCCGAGGCCGGAAAGCCCGCAGTGCCGCCGAGGATGCTGCGCACCTCGACCGTGCCCGAGGCGGCGGTCCAGCCGGGGGCCTCGGCGGTCCATGTGTCCTCGTCCGGCACGGCGGCGACGGTGACCAGCAGCGCGGGTTCGCCCGGCGCGACAAGGGTCACCGTCTGGCCGCTGGCCCGGCGGTGCTTCTGCTCGGTCAGCGTCAGGGTGGTGCCCGACCGGGTGTAGGCAAGGCTCACCTTCGCGCGCAGGTCCTGCCCCGAGACGAGGGGCGAGGTCTCGACGGCGGTCGGGAACAGCGTCACCTGCCCGCCCGGCGGGATCACCTCGTATTCGACCTCGCCGAAGGCCTCCACCGGCACGTCGCCGATGGCGATCCGCTCGATCTCGTAGTCGCCCGCACCGAGACAGTAGAGGCAGTAGAGGAATTGCTCGTTTCCGGCCGTCTCGGCCCAGGGGGCAGCGGCGAAATCGGGCTGGCTGCGGATGCGGCCGTATTGCACCGGGATCGGCTGTTCGAGGCGCGCGGCATTGCCTTGCGGCGTCAGGCTGAACACCTCGCCCGCCGCCGGGCCGCGGTCGATCGTGGGCGGCGGCAGAAGCGCATTGATCAGCGCGTTTCCACCGGCAAGGATGGCAAGCTGCGCTACGCTGGTGCCGAATTTCCCGAGCCCCAGCAGCCCTGCCGCCGGGCCTGCGACCACGAACAGCGCCAGCGACAGGATCGTGCGCAGCGGGTCCGACCCGCCCTGCCCGCCGCCCCCGCCCGCAGGCAGCACGATCAGCGCGAGGTGATCGCCGTCGGCCAGCCGCCGCCGCCAGCCCGCGCGCCGCAGCGGGCGACCGTTGAGAATGGCGACGACCGGCCGCCCGCGCCCGACGACCTCGCGCGCCAGCGCCCGCACCCGCGCGCGTCGGCGCAGCACCCGCCGCTCGGCCGAGGCCGGGTCGAACGGATCGCGCAGGGTGACGACCGCGGCCCTCATGCCCACTCCGGCCGGCGCAGGACCGACACGATCCGGTAGCCGGTCTCGCCGATGCGCCCGGCAGGCGTGCAGACCGCGCCCGCCCGCTCGATCGCGTGCAGCACGTGCCCCGGCGCCACCCAGACGCCGACGTGGCAGGGGTGCCGCCCGCGCGCCATCAGCACGCCGTCGCCCTCGGTCGGCACCGCGACCGCAACCCAGCCTGCGGCGCCCGCCGCCAGCGCCCGCGCGCCCGCGCGCGGGTCGGACGGATCGACGGGCAGCGGATCGACCGCGCGCCCGAACTCCTCGGCCCAGACGGCGCGCGCCAGCGACCAGCAGTCGCTGACGCCGGGCACCCAGGGCGTGCCGATCCAGCGCCCGACCCAGTGGCCCATCGCGTGGCCCGTCATGCGCCGAACTCCAGCGTCGGGAACCGCGCGCGCGTATAGGTCAGGCGCGGAAAGCGTTCGTTGACAAGGTCGGCCCAGGCGGCCGTGGCGGTCAGCCGCGCGACGCCCGCGCTGACCGTCCGCAGCGTCAGACCGCGCACGACATATTCCGGCCCGTCGAGCGCCGTCGCGGCGATGAAGCGCCGCCAGACGATCTCGATCGGGGCGAGCGTGGCGACGGCGGCGTCGATCTCGGCCACGATCTCGCGCCCGGCGGTATCGATCTCGGCCTCCAGCACGCCCGGCGCGTCGGGCGTGGCCTCGGGCGGGCGAAGGCGGAAGGCGAGCGGCACGAAGGACACCACCGCACCCGCATCGCGCGCCGCATCCGCCTCGAGCCGGGCGTCGAGCGCCCTCCCGTCGGCCACGATCCGCAGCGGCTGGGTGAAGGCCGGGTGCCAGACCTCGAGCGTGTCCAGAATCACGGTGCCGTCGGGGACGCTGGCATAGGCCTCGGCCAGCGCGGCGGAGAGCGCGGGGTCAGGCATCGCGGGCCTCCACGGGCAGGGTGAACTCCCAGGCGAGCGAGGGCAGCGGCTCGGCCGAGAGCGGGCCGAGCGGCAATACCGCGCGCCGCACGTAGCCGCCGCCGACCGCGATCGGACAGAAAAACCAGGCCGATCCGCCCGCCGCCCCCAGCGCGGTGCCGTCGGCGCCGGTGGGCACGAACACGCCCTGCTCGCGCTGCCCGCGCCGCGCGTTGATCTGGCCCACGCCCAGCGCCGGGCCGTCGCCGCCCGGGAAAGACGCGAGCCCGGCCTCCATCGCCGTCACGCGCAGGCGCACCGGAGCCGCGCCGGTGCCGATCGGGGCGGTGATCCGCACCCGCGTCCAGGCGCCGACGGGCGACACTGCGGCCTCGACGTCGGCGTCGAGCGCCAGCACCGTGCGCAGGGCAACATTGACGTCCACCCGGCGCTGCACCCCGTCGCGCCCGACGAGGCCCACCCGCGCCTGCGACCGGCCCACCGGCAAGAGCGACAGGACCGCCGTCGCCCGGTCGCCCGCCGTCCAGCCGGGCGCGGCCAGCGCCACCTGTGCGTGGTGTTCGCCGGTCGATCCGTCCTCGCGCAGGATGTCGCACGGCACACCGTCCGGCCCCATCGCGCCCCCCGCGGTGCGGCTCGCCGCGCTGAAGGTCCAGCCCGCCAGGCTGTCGGACGCTCCGGCCAGCGACCAGGCCTCGTCGCCCCACCAGGCCCGCAGCGCGGCGAACTCGGCATCCGTCAGCCGGGCCGCCAGCGTCGGGCGGTCGCGGCGGGTGGTGGTGATCCGGCGGGCACGCACCGCGACCTCGAACTCGGTGCGCCGCGCCATGTCGGCCAGATCGATCCGATAGCCGCGCCCGACCGGCACCGGCAAACTGTCGGGCCAGCGCCGGGTCACAGCCCGGGCCTCCGCGGGCCGAACATCTGCCGCAACGCCGCCGTCAGCTGCCCCCGCCCGCGCACCGCGTTCTCGGTCAGCGCGCCGTCGACCAGGTCGACGATCGTGCGGATCACGTCGTCGTCGCCATCCGCGAACCGCTCCTCGCTCACCCGCTCCCGGCCGCTCGCGCCGTTGAGGACGACCTCGACCCGGGTGCCCCGCGCAGGGGGCGGGGCGACGGGATCGGGGCTCGCCCCGACCGGGCCGGTCGCGGCGCCGCGCGGCGGATCGGGGCGGAGCATGTGACTCGGCAGAACATCGACCAGGCCTTGCGGAACGCCGGGCCGGGTGATCTCGGCGAAGTGCGCAAAGAGTTGCGCAGGCAAGCGCGGCAGGTCGGGCAGAATGATCTGTCGCACATCTGGCGGTTGCGCGGCAAGCGATGGGAATGCCAATGGGTGACCGACACCTCCAGGACCAAGACCGACAGACACCATTGCAGACTCCTGCACTGGCTCGGGTCCAGCGAACGCCACGCGAAGCTGCGCCGCCGCCTCGCGCAATACATGCGGTGTGTCGGGCAAAACATCCAGAATTGTCGGAGTTGTCGGCAGCACCCCAGGGCGGGACGTTTTCGTGATCTGCGTCACGACCGCGTCCGACACGCGCGGCAGGTCGGGCAGCACGATCAGCGGCGTGGCGTCGGGCGGCATGGCCGGCGGTTGCACGGCGAAGCGCGGGAACGCGGATGCCGAGCCGACCGCTCCCTCGTCGTCCGGCCCGGTGACGACGCCGCCGCGCGCAAAGGCCGCGACGCGATCCGCAACCTCTGGCGACACACGGATCGAACCCGGCAGCGCGACGGCGAGATGGCCCGAGGCGGCGCGCGCAAGCGGCAGCACCGTCTCGCCCTCGGGCGCCAGCGCGCGCACGCCCGCGCCGCCCGGGCCGCCCACCAGCGGCAGAATCGCCTCTGCCCCAGCCTCGCCCATCAGCCCGACGCCGTCCCGCATCGGGAAGACGGTCGGCCGGTCCACGACCGTGTCGCGGTGCGCGGCCAGCGGCATCGGCGCGTCCGGCACCCCACCGGCGGCAAAGGCTTGCACCCCGCCCGCAACGACGCCGCCATGGGCAAACGGCAAGAGTCCGAACAGCCCGTCGATCAGCGGATTGATCATCGGCATGATGAACCGCTGCGTGATCCGCTCGGCCGCGATCCGGGCGATGGTCGCGATCACGAGGTCGCCAAAGGCCGCGAAGGCCTCGCCCATCGTCTTCGTGCCCTTGAGGAAATCGGCGATGATGTCCTCGAAGCCGTTCGAAAGCGCATCGCGGATGCCTGCGTTCGCCGTCCCGAGCTCGGCCACCATCCCGGCCAGCGCCGCCCGCAGCTGCTCGGCCGACAACTGCCCCGCCGGTCCCATCGCCTCGATCCGGGGGATCAGCTCGGCCAGCGCGGCAGCCGCGCGCCGCTTGGCGGCTTCCACCGCCTCGGCGCCTTCGGCGGCGGTCATCAGCCCCGCCCGCACCTGCTCGTGGATCCCGGCCACGGCCAGGCCGACATCCTCCATCGCCCCGCGCGCCCGCGCCTGCAGCTGGTCCAGCCCATCGCCGGAGGCGCGCGCCCGACCGCCGCCAGTGCCGCGCAGCCCGCGCTCGCGCTCCAGCGTTTCCTGTTCGATCCGCGCGGCCTCGCGCTCGGCCGCAATGAACCGGGCGCGGCGCTCTGCCCAGGCCTCCTGCGCGGCGCGGCGCTGACCGTCGGGGAGGGCTGCGATCGCCGGCAGCGGGTTCTCGCGCTCGAAGCGCAGCGCGGCCAGCTGCGTCGCCCGGCCGACCGGATCGCCGACCGTTTGCGCCCGCACCCGCGCCTCGGACAGCCGGTCCTGCGCCGTGCGCACCGCCCGCTCGGCCGCGGCGACGGCGGCGGCCAGTTCGGCGGTCAGCCCCTGCGCCTCCAGCCGCGCCACAGCGATGGGCGAGGCAAGGTCAACCCCGGACAGCCCCTGCGCGGCCTGCCAGGCATCGAGCAGCCGCTGGCGCAGGTCGTCGGCCACGCCTTCGGCGCGCAGCGCCGCGTCGAGCGCCTCGCGCTCGGCCGCCGCGCGCGCGACGACCGCCTCGGCGCTGTCGCGCCCGTATTGTGCCTCGACCGCGGCGATCTCGGCGCGGCGCTCGTAGGCCGCGATATCCGCCTGCACGCGGTCCGCCGTGTCGAGCGCGGCGATCTCGGCGCGCACGGTCGCCACCGCCCGCGCATAGGCCGTGGCCGCAAGGCTCGCCGCCTCCCACTGCGCCCGCTGCGCGGCGGTGGCGTCGCGGGGCAGCGGGTTGGCCGCAGCGAATTCGGCGGCCGCCAGCGCCGCCGCCCGGTCGGGCGCTGCGAAGCGGCGGGTGGCGAGCTCGAGTTGCGCCCGCGCCAGATCGTCGAGCTTGCCGCGCGTCCGGTCGGCGGCGCTGCCCAAAGCCGTCACACCTTCCGCGCCTGCCTGACCCGTCACCCGGGCCATGTCGGCGGCGCCCCGCGTCAGTTCCGCCAGCGCGGCCCCGAGTTCGCGCGCCTGGGCCGGAGCCTCCGCCAGCGTGCCGCCGAACTGCTGCTGAAGGGTCGCCAGCGCCTCGGCCGCCGATCGGGCGGTTGCCGCATCGTCGCCCGCCGCGCGTGCTTCCCGCAACCTGTCGAGCGCCTCCGCAAGGTCCCGCGCGCCGTTGATCGAAATCCGCCACCGCTCGGCAAGCCCCTGCAGGCTCAGGTCGACCAGGTCGATCTCGCCGTCGCCGACCGGCGCCGCGTTGCGGCGGACGCCGGGCAGCGCGGCCGCGTCCACGGCTGCGTCAAGCCGCGCACCGGCGCGCGCGCGCGCCAGCTCAAACTCGGCGCGCAGCGCGGCTTGCACCGCGTCGGCCAGACGGCCATAGGCCGCAATCTGGCGCTCCACCGGCACGCTTGCCGCCTCCGCAGCGGTTTCAAGCGCCTTCACCGCGTCGGCAAGACCCTTCAGCCGGTCTTCGACAGTCTCGGCCTTCTCGCCCGCCGACGTCAGCCACTGCACCAGCGCGGCACCGGCGGCGATGCTGCCGATGGTAATGAGATTGATCGGATTCAGCATTCCAAGGAACGCCTGCCCCAGCGCCCGGACGGCACCGCCCGCGCCGAGAGGGCCGATCACCTGCGCGATCTGCGTGCCCTGCTGGACGGCCAGCGTCAGCGGGTTCTGCCCCGCCATCAGCATCTGGCCGATGTCGTTGAACTGCGCCGTCAGGTTGCCGACCGCGCCAGCCGCAAGCGTCGCGCCTTGGGCGACCTGCGCGCCGCTTTGCTGGCCGACCTGGCCGACGCTGCGCATCTGCACGCCCGCTCCGCGCAGCCGTTCCTCGACCTCGCGGATCGCGCGGATTGCCTCCGCGCTGTTCGCGCCGATCACCAGCCGCAGCGCCATCTCGGTCATGCGTCGTCCCCTTCCTCGTATCCCATCAGCCAGTCCTCCGGCCCCTGACCGCCGCCGTCATCCAGGGCATCCAGCACCGCGTCGAAGGTGTCGCGGTCCGCCCAGACGGCGGCGCGGATGGCGGTCATCGACCGGGCGACTGCCTGCGCCTCGACGCGGGCGTGGCCGGTCATCAGCACGCGCAGCTGCGCCCCGGTCAGGGCCAGCACCTCGGTCAGGGCGTGTCCGCGCCCGACGAGCCAGGCGACGATCTCTCCCCACGCCGGGCCGCTGCCCCGGCGGGGTCCGTCCGGCCCCCGGCCAGCGCCGCCACCAGCGGCCCCGCGGTGAAATCCGCCAGCCCCCGGACCAGCGCGAACGAGGCGGCGATGGCCTCGGCCGCGTCGGCCTCGGCGATCGCCGCGCGCGGCACGCCGGTGGCAAGCGCGAAGTCGTCCCACAGATCGGCGCTCGCGGCCAGCAGCGCCTCGATCACGTCATCCGCCTGCAGCGCCGCGCCGAACCGGCCCGCGAACCGCCGCGCGGCGGCATAGCGGCCGAGCGTGAGCGGGGCGAGCGGATATGCCTGCCCGCCGAGACGGACCGCGGCGGGCGGGGGCGGCACGAGGGCCTCGAGATCGTCCAGGTCGTCGTGCCCGTTCGCCTTTCCCCCCCTCACGACACGATGATCCGCATGAAGTCGTCGTCCGGGTCGTCGTGCGTGACCAGGAGGCCGAAGTTGCAGTTCACCCGGCGGAACCCGTTGTCGTCGATGCCCTGCGCCTCCTGCCGCTGCAGGCGGCGCGCGAAGACGGCGATGCGGTTGCCGGGCGCCGTGCCGAGCGTCCAGCCGAACGTCGTTTCGATCGACTGGTTCATGTCCAGCCGCCACTGCTGTTCCTGCGCGGCGGTCAGCTCGAGCGTCATCTCGCCCTTCGGCTGGCGGTCCGTCACCACGACCTTCTCGCCGCCGAGGATCGCGTCGTAGGTCAGTTCGTTGCCCATGTCGAGGTTGAAGCCCCGCGAAGGATAGGGTGTGCCGCCGCTGATCGCACCGGCATTGTAGGTGCAGCCGAGGCGGATGTTCCCCGCAGTCGCCGAATGCGGCAAGAGCGGCGTCTTCCAAGGCTGAAAGGGGTTCGGCGGACCGCCCCAGGACGCCACGCCACCACCGGTGTCGTAGCCGCGGAAGCGGAATCTGGCGTGCGGCACCTTGTAGGCATCGAAGAAGAACTGGACATTGCCGCGGCAGCCCAACGAGGTGTAGGCGTGGCCGTCCTCCCAGAAGCGGATGACGAGGCTCTCGCCCGGGTCCGACACGGGCGTGTACTCGACGCGCGTCGAGGGGATGACCGTCTCGGCGAACTGACACCCACGCAGCAGCGTGCCCCAGGGCGGGGCAAAGCCCGCAGCGCCCGCCGCAGCAAGCTCCACCTCGAACTCGATCTCCTGCACGCGCGGTCCGGGAATCTCGTCCGAAGCGCCGAGGTAGGGCGTGTAGAGATTGCGCGGCTGGTTCATCCGCTCGATCCTGTGCCGCGGTTTGGTGCGCGGCAGCACCTGCAGCGCGTTGGCCCAGGTGGTGCCGTTCGGCAAGCCGCCGCCGTAGGTCGTCTCGACGGCCGCCATGAGGGCGGTCTTGCGGGCGATGCGGGTCATGTCAGCGCTCCTCGGTCAGGCGGGTATGGGTGCCCGTCTCGGGGTCGTATCGCCACCGGCCGGGTCCGGGCGGCGGCGGCGTCTCGGTCGGCTGCGCCGGGGCGGGCGCGGGCGCGGGCGACACGGTTTCAGGGGGCAAGCCGGAATCGGCCGCCGTGGATGCAGGTTTGGGCATGGGGTCCTCCTCAGAAGTTGGGAAACAGCCGCAGCTGCGTTGCGAGCGCGAAATCCTCGCGCCAGACGGCAAGTCCCGAGTCGTAGGCCTGCATCTCGCCGCCCAGGTATCGAAACGGCGCAACGCCCTCGGGTGCGGAAACCGGCGACCAGCCGCAAAGCGCACTGCGGACCGCAGAAATCGCCGCCTCAAACGCCGCAGCCTCTGCGGCGGCGGGTGCGCCGGGTGGCACGCGCGCAAAGTGCAGGAACACGCTGACGCGCGACTCAAGCATCTGCACATGCGCCGCCATCAGGCTTTCGTCGCTGGCCTTGACACTCGTCGGCCCGACCAGCGCCGCAGGCAGCGCCATCTCATGGGCCGAGGCAAACAGCGTGTCCACCGTGGCAAGGCCCGGTACCTGCGCCGCAATCCGCGCGACAACAGCGCTTATCACGGCGCCACCTCGATCAGCTGGCAGACCGTCCAGCCTGCCCCGAGGGGACCGGCCGGATAGCGGTGCAGCACCTGCCATTGCCGCCCGTCGCCGACGACCGCAATACGGTCGCCGCGCGCTACCGCGACGTCAGGCGGCAGGTGAACGGTCGGCTCGCGCACGATCGCCGGTCGACCGTCGGCCGTCTCGACGGTGACCGGCTCGTCCCGAAGGATCCCGCGCGCAGCAACAGGGGCGCCCTGTGCAGGCACAATCGTGACGTCGCGGCCGAACGCGGCCAAAAGCGCGGGCGCGAGGTTGACGAACGGGTCCATGCCGTCAGTTTGACGTGTGGATTCGCACGACCACCCGCGGCCGCTTGTTGACCGGCAGGATGTTGGCCTCGGTCATCAGGTCAATCCACCGGCCCTTCGCGTCCATCTGCTGACGCGCATAGATCGGCTGGCCGATCGTGTTGACCGCCTCCAGCAGGTCCGCCGGCGCGCCGTAGGTGCGGAACGTGTCGATCGTCCCGAGCGGAAACGCGACGCCCTCGTTTGCCGGGACCAGCCGTTCGCTGCTCCCGCCCGCAAGCGTGACGGCGGCGTTGTATTCCTCGAAGACGATCCCGGCGAAGGGGAAGTTGCGCCGCACATCCTCCCGCAGAGGCTGCGCGCCAGTCGAGGCGTAGAACTTGTAGGCCTCCTCGGTCTTGGGGTGCGCAATCAGCTTGTCGAAGAACTCGCGGCTGACAAGCGCATGGACCGAGGTCATCGTCTCGCCCAGCAAGTTGTCCTCGATCGCACGAATCACCTCGCGGACCTTGCCCTGCACGTTCGTGCCGGGAGTGCCGAGGACGAAGTCCACCGAGATTTGCGTGAGGCCAAACTCGGTGAAGTAGTTGTAGAGCGTGGTCCCGGCCCCGTCCTTCACGATGCCGCGCAGCGCGTTCATCTCCATGTACTCGCGCGTCTGGGCATGCTTGCGGCGCATCAGGAGTAGCTTGCGGTTCATCACCTCGACCAGCGGATCGCTCTGACCCGAGGATCCGAGCGCCGGGATGCCCTGCACGTCGCCGACCGTGATGACGTCGTCATGCGGGATGTGCGGGATCGCAAAGGACCGCATCGAACGCCCCTCGCGTGTGCCGACCGTGGCGGGCGCACCCCAGGGCCGCGAGGGCAGAAGCTGCAGCGTCCCCTCGTACTGCTCGATGATCACGCTGCGCTGCGTGACGCCCTCGAATTCGAACAGGCCCAGCTGGCCAAGCCGGGTGTAGAGGTTGGGCAGGATGTTGATGGCCTGCGTCATCTCCGCCAGCGAATAGCCGCCGGCGTCGAAGGGATTGCGAACGATGGTCATGGCTTTGCTCCGTCAGGAATCGGGGTCAGGCGTTAGCGCGCGCGACGATGCCGACGGCGGCAAGCTGGCCCCATTTGGCCTCGCGCTTGGCCGCGTCGTCAACGCTGGCGTGATAGGTCAGCGCGCCGCGCGACACGATCGCGGGGCCGCGCGTCACGACAACCCCGGTGCGGTCGCCCGCGGTCGCATCAACGGCCTCGATCAGAACCGCGACCGCCGTCTGCGATCCGTCCGAACCGGTCGCCGGGCTCAAGGTGTATTTTCCGTTCGCCGTGATCCGGCCGAGCACGGCACCGACCGGGTAAGCGGTGCCCGCGAGCAGCGTCACCGCCTCGCGCGTGTAGTTCTTCTCGAGATCGAACTTCAGGACGTCGCCCTCGGTGGGCGCCTGGTTCAGCGTCGGCATGTTGTCCTCCTGTGGATGCCGGGTGGATCAGCGACGGCGCCCGCCGCTGCAGTCTGGGGGTCAGGTGACGGCCCGCCTGGCCTTCTCGGCCTCTGCGGCGGCACGTGCGCGGGCGACGATCGGGCTTTCCGGGGGCTTGCCCGGCGCCGTCGCACGCTCGGGTGTGACGGCGGTAGCCTCTGCGCGGTCCGCAAGCGCCGCCAGAACCTGCCTGCGCAGCGCATCAGCGGTCATGCCCGCACGCATCGCCGCGGCGACGTCGACGGTAACCCCGAGGCGTGCGGCCTGCACGCCCACCTCCGCCAGCGCCGCCGCCTCGACGCGCGACACAACCGGAGAAAGGGCGTTGCCCGAAGCCGCAGCACCGGTTGCGGTGGCGGGCGGCGTATCTGTTTCGTCAGGCTGCCCGGTCGTGGTCGCCTCTTGCAGCCCGGCGTCAGTCGTCGTCTCGTCAGTCATGAAAAGCTCCTTCCTCGTGGTGGTGCCGCGGTGCGCGGCGTGGACCGGGAGCGCGCCAGCGCGCGCGCCGGTTGCGGGCTTGACGCCGTGACCGGCCCCGGCCCGGGCTTCGCTCGAAAACTGCTCGAACGCGGCGCGCAAGTCCGCCACCTCGTCCGCAAGCCCGGCGGCCACGGCATCCGCCCCGCGCAGGATCGCGGCCTCGGTGGCCAGAGCAGCGCCGCGCGGCATCCGCGTGCCGCGACCTGCCTCTACCGTTGCGGCGAAAAGTTGCCGGACGGACTCAAGATCGGCCTGCCACTCGGCACGAACCGTGTCAGCCAGCGGCTCAAACGGGTTGCCGTCAACCTTGTGCGCCCCGGCGTGGATCAGCGTCACGGCATAGCCGCCATCCTCCAGGGCGCCCGACATGTCGACATGCATCGTCACGACGCCGATGCTGCCAACCTCGCCAGTGCGCGGCAGGATGATCCGATCAGCTTGACTCGCAATGGCATAGCCCGCCGAAAGCGCTGCTTCAGCGACAAAGGCGCGCAGCGGCTTCAATGCCCGCGCCGCCCGAATCCGGTCCGCAAGGTCGAACGCGCCCGCAACCTCGCCGCCATGGCTGTCGATCTCAAGCGCGATTCCGGTCACCGCAGGATCCGCAAGCGCCGCGTCCAGTTGCGCCGCCAGCCCCTCATAGGACGTCAGACCCGAGGACTCCCCGATCCAGGCGCCCCGGTGGACGAGCGTGCCCGTCACCGGGATGACCGCGATTCCGTGGCGCAATGCAAACGGCCGCCCGCCCTCGCCGCGCGCGACCTCGCCGCCGAGGATCGAGGCTTGCGGACGCGGTCGATCCAGCCGCGCGGCCACATGCGCAGACAGGGTCGGCTGCTCCGAATCTGCCCGGCCCAATACGGCTGGCAACCCGAACGCAGGCTGCAGCGATTGCCCCATCCCATCCGGCAACCGAAGCTCGATCCGCCCCCCGGCAACGCGCGCGCCGAGCCCCGCAAGAATAGCGACGGCCTTGCCGGGTTCGATCAGCAGCGGGCGGTTGAACATCCGCGCGGCAATGTGGGGCATCAGCATCTCAATCCTCCACGCCGCCGATTGGCGCTTGCTCGTCGTCGCTCTCGGGCTGGTCTTCGCGGTTCGACTGCCCGGCCGCCTGACCGCCCGGCTGCGCGGGCGCCTGTGCGGGCGATCCCGGCCGCCGGAAATCAAGGCCCAGCGCGCGCTCGCGCGCCCGCTCGGCCGCAATCTCGCGGTCAAGGATCTCCGCGTCGTAACCGCGCTCCGAGACGGCCTGTGTCCGGCTCTTGAGGCCAGCCTCGATCAGCGCAAGCTCGGCATGCACGTCCTTGAGCGGATCGACCCAGTCCCAGCGGTCGGGAAGCCACGAGCATGCAAGATACTCGCCCCGCCGCCGCTCAAACCCCGGTAGCGCCAGCGCGCCGCTCAGCACGGCCAGGTCCATCCAGCGCACCCAGACCGCCCGGCAGAACTGGTGCACCATCACCCCGTGCTGCCACGCCGAGACGCGGCGACGGAACTCCACGAGCCCCGCGCGGCTGTTGGCAAAGGACGCCTTCGTCAGATCCTGTGCAAGGTAGGCATACGGGATCCCGAGCGCGGCCGAAATCTGCAGGAGCGTGCGAAACTGAAACGGCTCATAGGTCGCGCCGCTGTCGGCGGGATCCGCAACCTTCACGTCCTCACCCGGCTCAAGGCGAACGACCTGTCCCGGCGCAACCTCAAACCCGTCGTCCGACGGCTCACCCAGCGGGTTGTCCTCGTCGGCCGGCGACGTGATGAACATGGCATACATCGCCGCGACCTTTTTCCGGTCAAGCTCGGCGTCGTCGTACTGATCAAGCAGGAACAGCTTCACGATAGCCGGAGCAAACCGCGACACGCCGCGCAACTGGCCCGCTTCAACGGGATCGATCACGTGGATGACCTCGCTTGCCGGGATCCGCACCGTCTCGCCCGCAAGTCCGGGATCCGTGCTGTCGGCAGGATGCCGCCGGTAGAAATGATAGGCGACACGCCGCCCGATCCCGTCGAACTCGATCCCCTGCCGGATCGGCCCCGCGGTTCCGGGTCCGCTCGCCTGCATCGGCAGCATCTCTGACGGCAGCATCTGCAGCTGCAGCGGCACGGACAGCCCGTCGTCGGCGCGCCGCGGGCGGAACCGCACGAAAGCCTCGCCAGCGATGAACACCTCGCGCGCAATGCGCCGCTGCAGACCGTAGAAGTCCGTCAACCCTTCGGCATCCGCCTCGTCGGTCCAGGCAGACCAGAGCCGCTGAATGGCCTCCTTGCGCCCGGCAGACCTGATGCCGGACGTCGGCTTGATCCCGGCACCGACGGCATTCGCGGCCCAGCTTTCAACCGCATTGGCGGCATAGCCGTTGTTGCGGACCAGCCATCGCGCCCGGGCGTTCATGTCAGGACCGGCCTGCGCCATCAGCGCGTTCACATGCGCGCGCGACGGCCGAAAGCCGCGCAACCGACGGTTTCCCAGCGCGCTGTCAAAGCCGCCGATCCACGCGCCAACGCGCCTGCGAAACCGGGAAAGCGCGGCCATCACAGATCCTTCACGGCGTGCGGCCGGAACACCCGGCGGCGGGGCCGCCCCGCCTCAGCCGCGGCGATACGCCGCTCAAGATCCGCAATCGCGCGCGCCATCTCGGCATCAGAAACGTACGTGACCGACTGCCCCAGAAACGTCGCTTGGCGCACGCCGCCGGCGCGCAGCGACCGCAAGTGGGCCAGCTGCGCCTTCATGTCTTCAACGGTCATCAGGCCATGTACCTCGGTGTATATACACGCCGACGCGGCGCGCGCGGCGTGGCGGTGCGCCCGGCGGGCGGATCGGACGGAGCAAGCGCATGCGGCGCGGCCGAAGTGTCCGCGCGCGGCGGCGGCGCACCCAGTTGCGCTTCAAGATCGGCCCACTTGCGCTCGTCCCAGCGGTCGAGCCCCATGTGCCAGGCCGCAGCGCGGGCATAGACACGGCAGTCGAGCGCCTCGTTACGGTCCCGCGTCTTGCGCCATTCCAGCCTGGGGTAACCCTGCCGGGTCTTGATCGTGACAAGCTGCTCGGCGGTCAGTTGCCGCAGCACCTCCGACTTGAGCTGCTTGGGGAAGTGGATGTACCCCTGCGGCCATGCGGCCCCGTTCGCCAGTTCCTCGTCGGTCGGTCGCGGCAGGCGCAGGAAGCGATAGGTTTCCGACTTGAAGACCGCGCCCGCCACCTTCCACAGTTGCAGGCCCTTCCTGATCTTGCGCCCGCGCTCGTTGACCTCGACATAAGTCGGCCCGTCCACGGGCGATGAGCGGTCAAACCCGCCGACGCCCTTGACGGCCATCACCTGCTGGCGCGTCTGCGCCCGCACCCAGCGATAGACCGCATCCGTCGTCGCCCCGTCGCCGGTGTCGATCGCCAGCTTCGACAGACCCATGCGCTGCCCGCCGGCATGCGGCCAGGTGCGCGTCAGCAGATCGGAAAGCGCCTGCCAAGGCGCCGCAGTGCCAGGGTCGCCGTCAATGACGATGACATCAACGAGCCACGAGCGAAGGTTTCGCCCGAAGCCCCAGACATGGGCCTCGATCCGGTCGCGCTGCACGTCAACCCCGGCAATCAGCACGACAACGCCGACGGGCACATGGCCTTGATCCCAGTTCTCGCGCCGCTCGTAAAGCCGCTCCCAGTCGGGCGCCTCGCCCTTCTCCTGCCAGGTGACGCCCTGCACCGTGTTCCTCAGCGTCTTGAGCGCCGCGTCATTGCCCTGCGCGGCCTCCCAGCCGCGGGCGATCTCTTCCCACGACAACCAGCCAAGCGGGGAATAGAGGCCCGAGATGTGGAAGCCGACCGTCCCCGACGCCTGCGCCGCCTCAAGGATCCCGGCCGCCGCCGTGGCCCGCCAATGGGCGCCGTTGGCCTCGTCCATCATCCACGTCTTGAACCGCTCCTCAATGGGACGCTCGCAACCCTCGCAGTGGTAAGCAGCGGTCTCAGGCCTTCCCGCCACCCAGCGCAGACGTTCGAACTTCAACCATTGCATCGTCCCGCAATGCGGGCAGGGCACGAAGTAGCGCCGCTGGTCGCTCGCCTCGAACTCCCGCTCGATCCGGCTCACGCCGGTGATCGTCGGGGTCGACACAAGGAACACCTTGGCCCGGTGCCCGAAGCTGATGGTCCGCGCCTCCGCCAGCGCAATCGGATCGCCCTCGCCATCAACGTCGCCCGGATAGGCGTCCACCTCGTCAAGAAAGACATACCGTGCCGGCATCGACCGCAAGCCCACGGCGCTGTTCGCGCCGGTCAGCACGAACTGGCCGCCGGGGAACCGCTTGGCCAGGATCGTATTGCCGCTGTCGCGCGACCGCGACGGCATGATCAGCGCGCGAAGAACCGGGCTGTCCTCGATCAGCGGATCGACCCGCTGCTGCGACAAGCGCTTCGCAAGCTCGGTCGTCGGCTGCACCGCAAGAAACGGCCCCGGCGCGCGGTGCACGCAGAACCCCAGCCAGTTGTTCCCGGCCTCGGTCGCGCCGACCTGTGCGGCCTTCATGAACACGATCCGCCGCGCCGGGTCGGACGGCGACAGCGCATCCATGATTCCGCGCATGTAGGGCGTGCGCGCCGTGCGATAGGGTCCGGCCTCCGACGCGCCGCGCGACGACAGGATGCGGTGCCGGTCAGCCCACTGCGAAACCGTCTGACGCGGATCGGGCGCAAGCCCGGCGGCCCAGGCCGCCTGCAGCTCGCCCGACCCGTCGAAGTCCAGCATCAGCGCAGGATCCGGCTCAGCGCAGCCGATGCCACGCCGTGTCGCAGCGTCCCGAGGCCGATCGCGGTCAGGAGGTCGCCAAGCCAGTCCGGCCCGGGCTCGTATCCGGGCACGTCAAGGCCCAGCGCCACCTCCGCCACGATGCACAGGATCATCGCGGCAACGACGATGTAGGTCTTCCAGCCGTTCAGCATATCGCCCTTCCTGTCCTTCGTCCCTTTGTCAGTCCCAGTCGTCCCGCAGCCGCCGCAGCACGCCTCGGCCCGGCCCACCATCAGCCCCTCAGCGCAGATCCACGCGGACCTCGCCCAGCTCGGCAAGGTGCTCGCGCAGGTAGCGGTCCAGAACCTGCTCGACCCGGTGCGGATCAATGCCCAGCTCCGCCGCCATGTTCGCGGCCACGCGCGGCGGCCAGCCGATCCAGGCGTCCCGCTCGCGTCGCGCAAGGTCGAAGACCATCGACACCGCGCGCGCCCGGTCGATCAGCTCGCCCTTCATCTTCCCGAGGCGGACCTTGGCGGTCTGCGCCTTCAGGATCTCGTTGGCAAGCCGCGCCCGCAGAAACGACACCTCCCCGCCCGGCGCCTCGCCCGGCTCGGGATCCTGCCCTTCCTCGTGCAGCGTGTCGCGCACCGCATCAATCGCGGCGGCGGGCACCGGCTTCATGTCCACGCGCGCCGAGGCTGCTATCGCCGCCTGGGCCGAGGCCGTCGCCGCCGTCGTCGCCGCCGCCATCGCCCGAGCGTGCCGCGCCCGCTGCTTCGCGGGATCAGTCGCGGCGGCCCATTGCGCGTCCGCCTTCGCCGGATCGATGGTGCCGTCCGGCTCGGCCGTGATCCGCCCCGTCGCAAGCGCCTTGCGCACCGCCGACTCCGACACGCCCCGCAGCCGGGCGTATTCGCGGCGTGACACTCCCATGGCCTCAGTCCCCGATCAGGGCATGAAGGTCAGCCAGCGTCATTGTCACGTCACCCTTGCGGACCCGGCGTTCACGCGCAGCCGCGCACCTGCGCACCTGGGTGCGCAGCCGACCTGCGCACCCAGGATTTTCCCCTGTCGCTAGCGACATGCCGCGGTGCGAACAACCCGCGCTTGATTTTGCCCTGGGAGGAACCAGTGCCGGGGGGGGCGGCCCCGCCAGAGCCCGCCAATTGCCCCGTGGCGGGCCTTCTACGGTTTCGCGTGGGGTGCACCGGCCAGCGTTCAAGGCGGCTCTGCGGCCTTCCCATCGCGTGCCAGCGCCGTCCG